CCGTTTAACTCAATGACGCGTGCCCATGTCTTAGTTTCAAAGTTGAATTCAAGCGCATTAGCTGAGTCAATAATATCTAAATCACCAAAGTCTAAGAAGCTACCGGCTGATATGCGGTAAAATATCGTATTCTCATACTGATATAAGAACCCTTCAGATGTCGCTTCAAGGAATGGACTTAGACCGTCAGCCGAGCTTGCACTTTGCAATAAAACGTCCACCGCTTCAGTTGATATATCTTCAGGCATTTGGCCGTTACTTGCCATGAATGTAACCAGTCCGTTTCTGTTTCGAGCTAACCATGTCATGCGGCCGAAATCAACATCCAGACTGAAAGGGTCAGCTATACCATAATCCCAGTTATATGATGTGTTTAGCTTCCACGGAAACTCACGCGTGACACCGGCAACCTGGACCTGGGTTGGAATATTGCCCCAGATATCAGTCGTGAAGTTACATAAAATATAAAGCTGACCATGCAACACCGCAAATTGACCGATAACACCCGAAGCGCGGTTAAATAAAGCCGAACCGCTTACGGTGAAATAGTCAGCCACGGTGCCATCAAGGTTAATCGTAGACAGGTAATAATCTGGCGTGCCTTTCTGAGATACTACAAATCGGTTACCGAAAGCCGCCACATAAAGCGGTTTAGTCGGTGCGTTTGAATCAGTAACGGTGGCCATGCTTACGTTAGTACCATTCTCAGTAATCACATAAACATTCTCTTCATCAGTTATCATGCAATAAACAAGACTGCCAACCGGCAAAAAAGCAAACCAAATCTGAGATGTCAAACCAACAGTACCAATGGCTTTCTGATTAAAAAACTTATCAACTTGATAAACGGTCGAGCCATCAACAATGTAAACAAAATCGATTGAGCGAAATAATGCCCTTGGCTTGCTGTTAAATAATAATTTGTTCTGGTTTAAAAACGTAATATGTTTGCGACCCATAGCAGGGTACAAAGCTTGGCCTTTCTTGGTCCCCTCAGCTTTAATGCCGTACCAATTGGCGCAATCCATAGAGCCGAACTGGGTAAATCTCATTTTACCGTACGAGCAGAATATTGGAAGCTCAGATATAGGCATTTAAACCCCCGATCTCAATCGCCATGCACCATTTAAGAGACTATCCCTGTCACCTGTAATAGCTGTATTGGTTTCGCTTGCGCTAACCATGTCGTCCGTGGCACCCTGCAGCATTAACTCTAGCTTATCTGTCCATGCGTCAGCCCTGCCCTTGTACATGGCAATATCCTTGGCCGATGCAAATAATAAATAACGCAAATAATATTGCGGCACTGAATCCATCGTGTCGTTTGCTGTTAACTCTGATAACTGGAACTTTCCTCGGATATTAAAGTTGTAAACCTGACTAGGCCGTGGGTACAAACGTAACCGCACGACATCAGTATCAGGAAATACAATAACAAAACGAGGCAAACCCTGGAGTGGTTCATACTTCCAAGCAGCAAGGAAATCATTGCGTGACTCATCAATAAGAGGATAAGTAACCCCATCTAAATCCAACCATGCTGAATCCAAATTAGCCAAGCGACCTAATATTATATCCGGTGTTGGCACAAATGTTGAAGGCCCGCAAACCACTTCTTCTTGACCTATTGCGACAGCAACCGAAATCTCTTTGGCAATCGTCAATAACAAACCTGTAGAAGCGTAAGATTGCAAAAGCTGATTAAGCACCGTAATGCCGAGGCTTAAATCACTGCCATGTAGCGGCGACGTAGGATTGTGAGCGCTAATAAGCTGATAAGATTGGGTAACAAACTCTCGAACAGTTGACATTATTTGGCCCTTTTTCGAGTGCGTTTAACAGGAGGGAGCGGCTTTTCTACAAACCATAAACCAGTTGCCACATGTGTTTCAAATTCATCCCATGAGTTAACTAATTTTTTCTCCAAGCTTCTGCTGTAGATATAAACTCTAAAACCTTTTTTTGGAATCATTTTGCCGTTGTACTTTACAAATTCTTCTTGCATGCCTAATCCCTGAAGTGACCCAGGCAGCCGAAGCCACCCAGGTAACAGAACTTACGAGCAGATACGAACCGCGAACTCTGGGTTAATAGCTACACCACAAATTACATCGATACGGTCTAATTGTTCGTAGTTACGAATATCAGCACCGAGCGAATAGGTCATTGCAAGTTTGTACAAGTCACTGTAACGGGTCACTGCTTCAACACCACCGCGCAACTCTTTCATTGGAGGCGCTGCAAACACAATTGCTTGTGTGTGGTAAGCAAGTGAAACATTGTGATCGTCACGCAGTAACATTTGAGCACCATTAGGAATAGCAGCACTAATGTTTTGTCGAGCGCCAGAAATAACAATGGTAGGGTTAACAGGAATATCTGCAGTACCGCCAGCGGTAGACGTTACATCAGCAGTTACAACGAACTGAGCACGTTGAGATAATGCTTCGTATGTCAATGGGTTAATCATGAACACACCGTCGTCATCATCAACTTCAATAATGTCACCCTCTTTAAATACAACAGAAGCAGCAGCAACACCACTTACAGAAATCGTATTACCAGAAGAAATAGGGCCGTTGGTTACGATACCACCAAGCTTAAAGCCAGCAGGTGGAGCACCACCAGTTTCACCAGCACCAGAAATTTGACGCTTCAAGAAGTTAGTTTTGAAGAAATCAAACCCAGATAAATGACCGATAAAGCCATCCATCAACGCGCCTTCATTCACTGTGTTGTTAAAAGTAGAATACAAGTCATTCGACAAAGAAGCCGCTGTGCGAGGTGGAACACCAGCGTAACGCTTACCGTCTTCAGGAATAGCTAGCTCAGTCATGTAAGCATCAGCTAACAAGATTGTGTTGAAATCAACTGCGACACCAGGTGTTCCAACCGCTTGATAGGTTTGCTTTTGAAAGTTGTCGCCAGCAATAAAGTTCTCAACCATATTGGCAAGACGTTTTGCCCGTGGCGCATTGGCCATTTCTAAATAAGGTTCATCACGTGCGCGGTCAAACGTTAAGTCAAAGCCAGTGTACTCAACCATTGTACGGAATTGCTTTGTAATTGATAACGGACGAACAACCTGAACAACTGCTTCAGATGTTGCAGACGCGCCTTCACCAGCTAAATATCGTTGCTCTAAACGATAGTTCATGGTTTGGCCGGTAGCGAAACGTAAGTTTTTGAAATCACCTTCTAAGTTACGGTTTGCTGTGCGTGCAAAACTCAATGAGTTCCAAAATCGAACAAATACGTCATCTAATACGTATTGTGTGTTATTAAAAGTATTACTCATTGTAGAATCTCCAAACAAAATTAATAAATGCTCAAATGAGCGGTTATCTCTTTTGTCCGGCGGGCCGACAATGGTTTAACGCACCTGTGGGTTTTTGCTAGGCGATGGATTTCCTAGCACTTCTCACATCTGTAACAATATTAGTCTTTTAGGCCATCTCTGTCAATTTCAATATCACCCAATATCTTCGCTAAATCCGTCACGGCCTGCTTGTAACCAGCATTGAACCCGCAACTGAAGCTTGCGGGGTCTGAGTGAATTATCTCGGGTAATCTTTCTGCAATCTCGGCTAACTTCCTGTCAACCCAGTCGTCAACTTGCACTACCTTCTCCGGTTGTTTCGTTTAGCTAGTCGTTTCGCGTCTGCGTGTGCAATTAAATCTTCAATCGTTGGCTCTTTGCTGGATTGTGTTGGCATAGATGAATCTGCACGTGTTTTGGAAACAGGCGCGGGTGCTTTAGTGCTGGGTTTAGATTTCTTCATGCGTTCCTCAAGTTTTCCGATTTCAACCATTTGTGCGTACTGGTCTGGCAATTGAGATATACGTTGTAACTCTGCGCTGTGACGCTTACTTGCTGCGTACAAGAAGGCTGCTGGGTCATTCATGCTTCGTGTTGCAATTGTCATTGCGTCCGTTACATTTTGTGCGCCAACAACATCAGTGAAGTCGTTAAACTTGCTCATGCCTTCATGAAACTTAACCTCGAAATCATTATGCGTTTGCTGTTCGCGTGCCTGTTGTTGCTGCTGCTCTTTCTTTGAATTCATCCTTGACACAGTTTGCTCGACAAAACCTTCAAGCTGATTCTGCCATGATTCTTCTGACTCTGGATTGTATTCAAAATCTGGTTTAGCCTGTTGCTTAGGCGCCTCTGCTTGCGGGTTATTGCGCTCCATTCGAGCAATTCTGTCGCGCACTGCTTTGTTAATGCGTTCGTTTAGCTGGTCTTCACTGTATGTTTTTGCTTTTGGCTTTTCGTTGCCGTAATCATCAATATCAGCTTCCGGAGCTTGTTCTGCTTCTTCGTCCCCAGATGTTTCACGTGAAACATTTGTCTCTTTTGGCTCTTCTAGTTTCTCTGCCTGCTGCTCTGGTCCTTCACCTTCAAGCTCTAGAACCTCTGGTGCTTTAGCTTCAGGCTCATATTCAGGCGCGGCGGGCTGCGTTAAGCTTTTTCCTGATTCCAACAAGTCATCGATACTGCTTACATCTGTTGCCATTGAATACACTCCGTTGTTACGTTAAATTTTGTGCGTCAAGATTTTAACCATGTTATCCGCATGCGATATTGCATTATCACTTTCAGTTCGTTGCGTCTCTGCCATGTAGCGCATACGTTCCTCTTCAATGCCAGCCGCTAATTCCATTTCAGCAATTTGCAGTTTCATCTTCTCAATTTCTATTTTAGCTTGTGAATCCTTCTGTCTTACTTCCATCTCTTGTTGCTTAATTTGTATTTGAGCTTGTTTGTACTCAATATCAGCTTGCATAGCTTGCTCTTCAGGGCTCGGCTGTTTCGGTCCTTCTTGCTCTGGCGGTTTACCAGTCTTCCCAGCCTCTATAACGCCCGGCGGAACCAGCGTTTTAAGTCTGTTTTTAAGTTCAATCGTGTTAGCCAAGGGTAGGTTATCCGCATATAAATCAGCAACCAATTCAAACGCCTGCGGATTAGCTTGCAATACTTGTTGCAACGATTCGAGCGCTTGTTGTTTTTGGCCTTCGAAACTTGGTCCTGGCTTGAGTCTGACTTGATATGTTCCTTTTCGGATATCGTTTTCAATTCGCTCACCGTACTCATCTTTTTGCTGATTAACTGTGATTGTTTTGGTGCCTTCGTCGTTTGTTGTTACTGACATAACCCGCTCTGCATCATAGACACGTGGAATCATACTATTTACGTTGTTTCCGCCCGCAGCGATGGCCCGATTGACTGAGTTAAACGCCACGTATGTCGTGTAGCTTCCTTGTCGTGTTCTTGCGTCAATTGCCGCACCACTTGTTTCCGAACCCTGATTCCCCATGCGTGTTGGATAAAGACCGGTACACGTGTAAAGGTCTTCAATCGCAAGTTGATATTGGGCTTGGAGGCTTGCGGATAATTCAGGCGGGTGTAATTGCTCAGGTTTAGCGCCACTTGGTGATTCATCATACGTAAGCATGCCCTGTTGTGAGCCTGGGTCGCGCCATTTCGCAGCCGTATCATTACTGGCAACGTTCTTCTTGCTGCCCATGTATTGGTCGTACCTGCTAACTTTCAGAATATAAGCGGATTGAGTGCGCAGGTAATTGATGTATCGCTGTGTGTCTTTAGCATCGCCGAAGAATGAACGACATATTTGCTTGCCGCTCTTGTCGTAATAACTATTCTGGTCAACAAAAACCAAAGGCAAGTCATCGCATGGGAATTCGCTCTCTTCCAGTATGTAGTCGCCTGCAATTTTATAATGCGTGATAACACTTCGCTTTGTATCTCGCTTATCTTCAATCGTGACTTCTTCACCTTCATCGTACAAAGTCATGAAAGATTCGTCGAAGCCTGCTTGCTCTGTTTCTTCATCAGCCGCGGGTATATCACCTTCAACTTCATCTATCTCAGCGACTTCGCCCATCATGAACTGCTGCTCTTGAATCTCACGATTGATTTGTAACGACTTCTCCATTAATTCTTCGATTTCTTCTTGATTGTACGTCTTGCCGTTTGACATCTTGTAAAGCGTTTCTTTGACTTGCTTGCGTACAAAGTTATCGTTAATCGTAATGCCATCTTCGTCAGACCATGAGAAACCGCCGGTGCCGTCCGAGTTCGTAACTGCTTGGATTTCTGATTTGCTTGCCGCTATTCGCCCGCTTGAGTTCGTTATCTTTTCCTCAAGCTCTTTACCGTAGACTTCGCGAAACTTGGTTCGTGTCATGCGTGACACCCAGCCGCACACCAGGCCGTCAGTTTTGTCTATCTTGTCCGCGCCAACATCCCAATAACCTTTAGACGAATCTTTAAAGTACTGAGGGACGATATCTAGGTCGAACGATTTATCATGACTGTACTCAGTTACCCAAGCAAACGCGCCGAATCCACCAATGAATGATTGGCCTGCTGCGACCTGGTAAGCTGTAGTTGCATCGGTTGATAAGATGATGTTCTTTACAATATCCTCACGAAGTTGTGCTGTTTCTTCGTCACAGTTTTCAAGAGGAACAACCTGTAATTGAGGTGTGTTCTGTTGCTGCTCACCAAGCAATGAGTTTGACATTGTACCGAGCTTATTAGCTGTGAGCGGAACTTTCTTGAAAGTATTAATCATTTCGTTGCTTTCGTCCTGGCTCCATTGGTCGCCGAGAACGAAGTTGTGCATCTCATGATACTGGTCAATGTTGGGCTTAAAGTAATTACCCCACGATTCGCAGGCTTCGCGTGCTGCTGCTGCAATTTTATGCGCTTTTTTAGCCATTTTATTCGTCCCTGTTTTGCTTTTCTACATTGTGACAGATTCGAGAAGATTAAATAAGCATTCCGGCTGTACGGTCGTTGAATTGCCTTTGATTATCATAGCTTTCTGCGACAAAATCACCGACAAAAAACGTAAGACAGGCAGCATCACCGCAATCTGGAGACTTCATACCCCGCTTGCGTAATTCATCTTTAGACTCAATTTGTAATCGACCTGAGCTATCAAACTTGTAACCTAAGCTTGTCAAGTCACCCAGCAATTCATCGCTGTCTGGAACCTGAACCGGCATGTCTTGTGCCAACCATTCGCGCATATCATGCCACAATTCAGCACGTAAGTTCTTAAACTTGTCTTTGTCACTCGCTGAACGTGCCACATTAATGCCTTCAACCTGCGAATAGCCGAGCTCATGTAATCGGTCAACAATGCCCGCGCCGATACCAATACAATCAATACAGACCTTTGCCGGACACTCTTTGTCTATCATGCGCCGAACCATCCCGACAATTTCCATGGTGTTCATATTAAAGTGTGTCTCAAGGCTGTACATCAAACGACCTTTGCGCCGAATAACCGCAGTCCTATCATGGTCGCTGATAGCCGGGTCAACACCGATAACGAGCTGACTATTCGATTCAACCGTGCGTTTTCGTGCCTGATTCACTAAGTTAGATTTGATAAATCGGTCTGCAACAGGATTTCGGAAAGCTTCGAGCGCGGTCATCGGGTACTCGACCTGGAACAACTCCCTGGCTGTCTCAAAGTCATTGCTAAACTCAAACAACTTACGCCGTCGCCAATACAAATGTCTCTTTGTTAATCCGTTATGCTCGTGCTCGTCAAATAGTTCCTGCTCTTCGTCTGACAGTGACTCACTCTCATCTTTTCGCGCATCAGCAGTGTATTCAGACTGCCAAAACCAAGGGATGAAAACACCCTGAAAGTCTGATTGACCGCTTGTTGCCGACATCCACATGTTATAGAAGTAGTTTCCGATGCCGTTGGCCGTCGATTCCATGATTATTTCTGTGCCATCTTCATTTGAGACAGACTGAAGAATCCCCTTG